TATTTATTATAAATATTCAATTTTTAAATTATCCGTTAAACGCTGCACCTGTTGGTAAGATGTTGAAATCAATTTGAATGAATTCAGCTGTCTTTGTTGGTTGTAAGTAGATAGCTCCTTTTAAGAAGTTTCTATCAATTACATCAGGTGTATTGTTACTCTCATCCATTACTACTCTGAAAGCGTAAAGACCTTGTCTTTGTTGAATTGATTCCAAATAAGGATTAACAATATTTAAGAATCTATTTCTTGTTTCAGATGAATTCTGTTCGAACACTAAATATCTAGAAGTAGATGCGATGTATTTTCTAACAGTCAACAACAATCTTCTAACATTGATTCTATCAAGTGCGGATGGTTTATCTTGTAAAGTTTTCTGTCCGAATACTACGATACCTTGTCCAGGGAATTGAGCGATTGGATTTACTTTATTTTCGTAGAGAGTATCTCTTTCAGAATGTGTAAGTCTATTCAATACACTAACTGCTCCTAACAAACCACCTCTATTCAAACCTGCTGGTGCGAACCATTCTGCAGCAACTCTATCGTTAGATGCGAATACGCCAGGAAGTAATACTGATGGTGGTACTGATATCAATTTGTTAGTATTAACATCTATTGTCTTTACCCAAGGATAGTAAGTACCTACATAGTTTGAATCAACTGCGGATGCTTGTGATGATGCTTGATCGATTGAATCATCCTGTGCAGTTCCATCCATAATGTAGAAACAATCACTTCTTTGTTCAACCATATCAATCAAGTCAGTTACAACTGATGAATGTAATCTTCTTACAACACCAGGAGTTACAACCATATTGATATCCCACTCATCTGCGTTTGAAAGTGCGTTGATATGTTTTGCGTATGCAAGTGATCCAGAAGATGTGGATGTTGATAAATCAAATCCTTGTGAGTTTCCTGCCACAATATCTCCACCTTTGTATATTGGTGTAGTAGGTGCCATTCCATCAAATCCTTCTTGGAAACCTAATATAAATTGTCTTTTTGCAATATCAACAGATGTAGTACCACTCAAAGTCAATCCACAAGTGGTATCCAATGAGAATGCGGTATTTGCTCCATTACCAGCTCCATCAGGAATTGGTTTTAAGTATATTCTATTATCACCATTACCATCCAAATCAATACCACTATACTTTGTAGAATCATCCACAGAAGCGGTACTATATGTTACCTTTGGAATCCAATTTGCGTATACTCCAGCACTAACAGGCAATTGATATGCAGCGTGTGCAAATGGTACTGCCTGTACCGGTGCTGTTGTTGATACGTTCTTAATTCTAATATATTTTGAGAAATTAACCCAATCTCCTGTTTCGGTTATTTTACCCGAATCATTTATTGAAATGTATTTGTCACCTATTACTCTTGAAATGTAGTTTGGAGAATTAGGATCCAAATTTACATTTGAATATGTTTCAAGAATTACTTTTTTCTTATCTGTATCGTTGAAATCACGTACAACAACTGTGAATGTACCATAATCAGTACCTGCAACAGTCCCCGCTGCTTTAATATTTGTAATCGCAACTTTAACTCTTGTGTTTGCAGAAGTTCCTACACCTATTGTTTCGAACTGGAATAGATTATATCTTTCTCCCGAAATCAATTGAGATTGAACGTATGGTGTTTTTGCTTCTTGTGCATCGAATGTGAAATCTTGGTCTCCCAATACAACAACACTAGATGATACGGTAGCTCCGTATACAATAGATTTACCTGCGGTTGTTTCTACCGGAGTTTTGAAAAATCCATATACATAACCACCTTTTGCTCCTAACGGTGATGTTCCAAAAACAGATTCAATATCATTGGTATCTTCAGGATCAACAGAAGTTGTACCTGTATAGTTAGTAGATCCTGTTACAAACATTGTCAAATCACCATATCCCAATGAACCATTGGTAGTAGTTGCAGATGATCCACTCAAACCTGTACTCAACACATTCTTATCGGTTGGGAATAAAATACCAACAGATGCTGAACATATCTCCGTTGCACTAGCTCCATCTGAACCAGATCTTACGTTTATTAAAAGAGGATTTTGTGCAGTATATCCACCCTTACCAACAACTCTACAAATGGTTGCGGTTCCTGCTTCTCTTAAATAGTTTTGTACTGCTAACGGAGTATAGTATGTATCATCTACTATACCAAAAAGAGTTTCAAATTCCGTTTGAGTGTTTACAACAGTTGGAACTGCTGGTCCTTCTTTGAAAGGTCCTATAAATGCTGCTCCTATTTCGGATACACCTTGTTGTAAGAATGAAAGGTCGTTCTCTCTTGTAAAAACGCCTGGTGATACAATTTTTTCTGCCATGTTATTTTAATTATTAAATTAATTACAATTAGTATTTCTAATGTATAAATATATTTTTTATTTTCAAAACAACAAATTATACTTTATATGTTGGTGAAAAATAATCATATACTTGATCAACTTCAGTTGATGTTTGAATTCTGTTATAAAATAGAACCGGTCCAACCTGTCCGTTCCAAAAACTTGTGAATGCATCGTTTCCACCAACTACTATATAATTTGTACTTGTTGGTGCCGATATTGCGTTCGATGCTGCTAAAGATCCAACCGATACACCATCTACATAAAATTGTGGTGCAACACCACTTCCAAACGTTACGGATATCAAATACCAAGTATTTGCTGAAAGTGATGTCGTAACTTGTGCAGAATCACCCAATGTGGATGAATAGAATTTTAATCTATTTAGTGTAGAGTTATCACTCGATTCTATTGCGAATCCATAATTTCCATTATAGTCAAACAATCTTCTTGTAGATGTTCCCAGTGTGGTTGTTGGCCTTACCCACATATGTATTGTACCCGATGTTACATTAAACTCCGAATACCCACCATTTATATTTGATGTTGTATCTTTATAGAAAATTTGGTTAGTACCATTTAATGCATAATAATAATCCTTTCTTGTTACTCCCCCGTTATTGTAAGATGGACTACCCTGTCCTAATCCTCCTTGTGCACCTGGTCTTACGCCTGTATTCCATCCTGCCAAATCCATCCAATCAACTGTCGGTGTTCCTGTGGATGGTAATCCTGCCGTAAATGATGATGCCTTTGAAGGATCCAAATACATTCTTAATCCAGGATATGGTATGTTTGGTTGTGTTGTAGTTCCTTTATTGTGAGAAATAAATCCATTAGATATATAAACGTCCGCAGTTTCTACATTTAGAGTTACAATTTCCACATCATCAAATATCAATTCAATATCTAATATTTCCGTTTCTTCTAATGAACCATCTAAATTATATTTTACCAATTTATCTCCGATTATAACATCACATATATTTTTGAATCTATATTTGTTTATTTGAGAATCCCAAACGTATATCGGGTGAAGTTCTGTTGCTTTTATAATTCCACCATTTAAAGAATAATAAGAATCTGCAAAATCAAATGTAATGTTTTCTATTGCTACATTTTGTTCACTTCCTTGTAAATTTTCTAACAAATACATTCTCCAATCAACACTATTGGTATTTAGTGGCAAATCTTCATCAGGCAAACCATCTGGTACCCATGCTTTTACAACATCCCCAACCTTCAAATCTTCTACGTTAATCTCATTTCCATTTTCCAATTGAATTTTTGTACCAAATAGTAAACAAAAATCCGGTTGATTTATAGTATTATAAACATCAACAGCATATAGTGTTTTTAAAGTTTTAACAGCATGATTTGTTGCGTTTATATTATAAAAATCCGCATATGCCATAGTTAAGACCGCCGATGATCCAGTATATGGTGCAGGTTGCTGTGCAGCTGCTTTTATATTAAAAGATGGTGATGCACCCAAAGATGAACTCGGAACTGTGAAGTTTGCATTATCAAATGAACAAGTGTAGTTATTTGCAACTATACCAACCTTACTCCCATGTCTTGTACCCGGAGATGTAAATGTAAAAGTTGCATTTTCACTCGTATCTTCTACAATATATGTAAATGTGGGTGGAGTAACCGTTACAGCATCTATTGCAAATTCACTAAATGCAATGTTTGTACCTCCTCCGGCTAATCCGTTAAGGGTAACAACTTGTGATGTTCTTGCTGAACCACTAATTGCTCTATATAAATTTCCTAATGATAAATTAGTTTTTGGCATTTTTATACTATTCTCCGTTATAAATATCTAAAAGTTTTTGTTTCCACCCTTCTTTATCCGAAAAGCGATTAATCATCCAATTTTTTAGTTTTTGGAATTCTATTTTACGTGTCTCATAATCATCATCGCATATTGTCTTATATGTTTGTTCAAACGACTCTTTATCAAATGCTTTGTATTTGTAATCGAGTGGAACATGCCACTTTTCATGTAGTATTGGAAGTTTGCCCCAATCAACTGCTTCAAATATTCCATATCCGAATGGTTCAAATTCAAAGCAAGAGTGAGATATACCCCAATCCATTGAATAAAATTTTTCTTTATTTTTATGTTTAAATTTGTAAACTTTTGAATTTTCAAATTTATATCCATACTTTTCTCTGTAATATATGTTGAAGGTATCGGAGTTAGTAAAAATATAAGATTCTAAATCTTTTATAAATTCCAAATTTTTTCTACCTTCTGCTCTCGCTGCAAATCCAATTTTTGTACTCGTACTTAATTCTGATTTTTGTGAAAATTCGTAATAATTTGGAATAAGATGTAAATTTTCTGTTGTATATGGAAAATCGTATAATCCTATCCAAATTTTGTTTTTTATTTTATTTATCAATTCGTTTTCCCATTCCCAATCACCATACCAATGTAAATAATTATTTTTTTCTTTTTGAGCTATTAGTGATACCTTTGTTAAATTGTGAAACACTATTGAATCCACATTATGAATATTATTGTATACACCCGTTGTTGGTGTGTAATGTCCGTGTAGTATATGTATCTTTCTAGCGGATTTTAATATAGCATCTATTTTCTTTTCATCTATTTCCCAAACGTGCTCTACGTTTATTGGATAATCTTCGTAATTTTTTGGTTTACTTCTATGAAATAGTAATAAAGGTTTTGTATCTAATTGTGGTGCAATTTCATTTATCCAATTCGTAACCCACATATCAGCACCACTATTAAACCAAGGACCTCCTGCTGTTGTGTAATAAACATCATACATGAACTATAAACTTCTTTGCTTTTTTAATTCTTCGATTTCTTTTTGTAAATCTTCTATTTTTAATTGTTGCTCTTTTATACCTTCTATCAATAATGCAACTATTTTATCGTATTTAACTGCCAAATATCCACTATTTCTTTGAGTTACCAATTCAGGTAACACTTCTTGTATTTCCTGTGCAATTACACCCACATCATGTCCTTCAAACCCGTGCAGTTCTTGGTTTGGTATCCAATCAAATTCAACACCACTTATTTTTCTAATTTTTTGAATTGGATCCGTAATCGGTCTAATATTATTTTTAAATCTCTTATCGGATGTAGAAAATGCCACTACATCATTTGCAGCATCAATTCTTCCGTTTGTTCCCGATGGTGTTACATTTCCTACAGCCAATGATCCTGATATAGAAACTGATCCCGAATACGTCTGTGCACCAGTAAATGTATTAGATCCTGTTGTAGCATATGATCCCGTTCTTGCATTTAAGGATGCGCTATTAGCATTTAATGCATTCAAACTACCATTTGCAGATGATGTAAATGTATTTAATGCGTTTATACTAGTCTGCTGCGATGCGGAACTTGCATTGTGGTTAAATATACTTGTACTGACCGATGCGGTGAAAGTATTTATATTACTTACACTTATATCAACGGATGCTGACTTACTTTCTAAATTAGTAAGACGTGTTGCGGTTGATGCGGTGAAGGTATTTAAAGAACCTGTACTATTGTTTAATCCGTTTATGCTCGTTTGCTGTGATGCCGAACTTGCATTCAAATGAAATATACTGCTACTTACAGAAGTTGTGTATGTATTTAAGTTAAATATACTCGTACTTACTGATGCAGTGAACGTATGTATATTTGCAATATTAATATCTACCGATGCTGATTTAGTTTCTAAATTAGTTAATCGTGTTACTGTAGAAGATGTAAATGTGTTTAGCGAAGCGCTACTATTATTGAGTGCGTTTATACTTGTTTGCTGTGATGCTGAACTTGCATTAAGGTGAAATATACTACTACTCACCGAAGTGGTGTATGCGTTAATATTAAATATACTTGTACTTACTGATGCTGTAAAAGTATGTATGTTGGATATACTAATATCAACCGATGCTGATTTGGTTTCTAAATTTGTTAACCGTATGCCTGCAGATGCGGTAAACGTATTTAATGATGCGGTACTATTGTTTGTGCTACTATAAAATGTAGAAATATCTACTCCATCAACGGTTCCTGCAACCCATATTGCCGATGCCGATACGAATGATGATGCGGATATAGATGTTGGTGTAAAAAACGATTGTGTATTAGCATAAGTTGCTAATGTTATATCTCCCACATCTCCACCTACCTGTAAGGTTTGAATAGAAGTATTAATAAATGGTTCGCCAAATACTAATGAACCCGATTTTTGTGATGCCGTACCACGTCTAAATTTAAGTGCCATCTAGTTTACCTTCTTTTTAGTCCGTTGTTAATTATATATGTTATTTATTTTCT